CTAGGAAGTCATCTCTATCTGGGTATACGCCATAGTTTGCGATACGGTTGAGTTCTGCACATAATGGACTACCAGTATTACCAGCCATTGTTTTGCCTTCCTTGTTGTACGATTAAATTACTTACCATTTAACTTTGTCAGCCCAGTAGGCTGCGCTCATTTTACCTTTTTGAATATTGGCTTTGTGACGAGCCTTGAAAGATTTCTGTCTTGCAGTTGGCTTCTTGTCTCCAGTGACACCCTGCTGACCAAAGCGAATAGTCTTGACCTTATCGCCTTCTTTTGCTACAACAACGTGTGACTTGGTTGGATGACTAGGTGTACGCTTTGGCTTGTTAAAGCCAGATACTCCTATTCGCTTTAGTCTAGGGTCTGTCATCTTATCGCTTAGTCTTTTTCATATCTGCAATTACTCTTTTAAGCATTGCATCATATTGTTTTGGAGTTATTACGACTGGAGAAAAAGTACTCTTTGATTTTGATGGAGTAATTTTTCCAGTCTTGCTGTTCTTGCTTCCTCCACCTGGGAGTGAGATTTCAAATCCTTTACCCATAATTACATACCCTTCTTACGGACCATACTCTTTTTCTTTACGGTCTTCTTTACCATCTTCTTGCCAGACTTCTTTGCTTCTGCTTTAGCCATTGCCATACCCTTAGCGGTATATGGAAATTCTTTTCCGTTTACCTTTGGCATTACTTCATCTTCTTCTTGGCAACAGCCTTCTTTGCAACCTTCTTGGCTACAGCCTTCTTAGCAGTCTTCTTAGCAGACTTCTTCATCATCATATCCATCATCATATTCTTGTTCATCATTATATTGTTCCCACTTCCTTTAGGACTTCGGTTGTATTTTTATTGATGTGTTGTGCAGGAGGCATCTTCTCAGCGTTGTAAGGTTTGTTCAGAACCTCACTAGCCTTGTAGGCTGCTTCCACGTGTTGCCTTGTTGTACCACCTGGTTGCATACCTTGGGCACGTGCATCCCGATATGCTTGGAGTTCACCAGTCCATTTCTTGTCGGATATTTCTCTGGTTGCATCTCCTGCATTCATCTGTAAAGTTTTTACCTTACATCCGAAGCAATCTTCATCACAGGCTGTGTGGTCTATCTCAATCTCTTCGTGCTCAAAGGGAGCACTTGAGGTTTCATCACACAGAGAACAACCCCACTTAAGTGCCTTGAAGTTGTGGTTATCATCAAATCCAAAATCTAATACCTTGCTAATATGGATGTGTTCCATTGTGTCCCCTATTGTGCTGTAAAGTTTGCCTCTGTTACTCCGACATTGCCAGCAATTAATGCTGCCTTTGTTGTTTCACTTACTGTGTGGTTATATCCACCACGATAAACTTCTTGGTAAGTAGCCAAGTCACCATCAACTAGATAACGTTGTTGAGAGTAGACACCATCTTGTCTGATGATAGTAATGCCTCTATCAATCTTGTAAAAAGAAAATAGGCGATGAGCACCAGCAGGTCCTTCTGCGACCACTGGTGTCTTGAATGTATATGTTGTCATTATTCTCCCTAGTTAACTTACTGATAGACAGGGGATTGCTCCCCTGCCCACCCGTCAATCAACTCTTATAGAGCGCCGATTGATGAACCTGATTCGATTCGGTATAGTGCTTCTTCGCGGTAGCGAGCAAAGCCAAGTACGCCGTACCAACCCATTGGGCGGAAGCGCATCAACTTGTCAACTACTGGTCCGATTACTACGTGTGGCTCTTCGGCAACTGCCTCAGCCATTGCTTGCTGTCCAGCAAGGATTGTGTCGTAGACACGTGTTACTGGAGTTACTGTGATTGTTGTTGTTGCAGTTACAGCAGCAGAGTTAGCAACGTCAACTGTGATAGTTGTTGTTGAACCTGTTGTTGAAAGAGCAGTAATCTTTGCAGATGCTCCTACGCCTGTACCTGAAATCTTATCGCCAACTTCACCGCGTGTTGCGATAACAGATGTTGACGCAACGCCGAAAGTAAATGCAGCAGATGTTCCTGCAACTGTTACAGCAGTTGTTGTTAGTGCTGTCTGGTCTGCACCAATCTTCTCAGAAGCAATACGTGGTGACTCGATGAAGTATGCACCTTCGTATGAACCGATTTCACCAGCCCAAATGTTTTCATTTGTCTGGTAGTTGTGTGGGTCGCGCCAAGCAGCAGCACCTGTCTCAGCACGAAGGTCGTGTGAAACTTCTGGGTGAATACCTGCCCAGTACATTGCACCCTTGCGGTATGCAGCCTTGTTAGCACGCAACTTTGCAACAGCCTTACGGATGTTAGCAGAAGTTAGTGTTGCAGCAGCAGTAACTGTTGCTGATGATGTTGCAGTTGAACCTGAGTAAATTACGTTAGTTCCTGCACCTAGTGTCGCCATTGCAACTGTGTCGATTGAATCGGCAAGGTTGAACGCGATAATGTTAGCAACTGCTGGGTCTACGTCTGCAAGTGAGAAGAGTTCCAAAGCACGTGTTACCAATACAGAGTTACCGTACTCGTTAAGAGTAATTGTAACTGTGTTTGGTGTTGTCAATGAAACTGCATCTGGGTCAGATGTTTCTGTTAGAGCAGTTGTTGCCTGTGATAGGTCGTTGTACTTCTGTAGAACGACTGTTGAGCCTGGTGTAGACTGATTAGTTGGACGCTTATCTGCAACTGAACGAATTAGTGGTTCGGCGCGGAGAGCGAATTCAACTAGGCGGTCATACGCCTTTTGTACTAAACCAGCACCGCCTGCTGTTCCTCCGAGAGAGGAAGCACCAGTGTTGGTTGTGCCTGTGTATGATGTAGGCATTAGTTTGTCACCTCCAAGTGACTATGAACGGACATTATGATTGTGAGCGGAGGATTGACAAGATGTCGTCTGCACTCTGTGCAGCACCTAACTTGTAATCTAAATCTTCTGCTCTATCAGGGCTTACAGCATTACTAGTTAATGAGTCCTGCTGGCGCAATTCTGCGCGGTCAAACTCATTAGTCTTTCGTGCCTCTTCAGCAGGTGTTAATCCAAACAAATCGGCATTATCTTCAAGCCAGTTACTAACTGACTCTTCGCTAAAGTCTTCAATGTCTTTCATGATTAACCGTGCTGCTTTTAGGTTAACGCCCTTCTTTTCAAGGACTTCTTTGACAGTTCGCTCACGCTGCTCCTTGGTATAGTTCTCAAGTTGCTCAGTGAGTTCCTTAATACGCTTTTCATCAGAACGCTTAGCCTTCCGTAACTTTTTAAGTAAGTCACTTCCGTCTGGTTGCGTCTCGATTTCGGTATCGAGGTCATCGTCTTCTTCGTCCCAGTAGTTGTTGCTCATAGCAACGCCACCCTTCTATTCGTAGTTAGTTCGCAAGCCTCAGTATCTAGTCGGGGAACTAGACTGGCTCTTGCTATCGGTCTATTACGCTGACGGGGCCGATGGGTCCGTTCAGGATTCTTTGTTAAATAATTCCTGCGACTGAGGAATTCATTCGTCCTACTCCAGAAGAACCACGATAGCGTGCTTCCTCAAGAGCAATCAAACTTTCTTTCTTTCTTTCTTCTGATGCTAGTCCTTGGATTCTAGCCTTCTCTGCTTCCACTTGACCATACTGCGGAAGCCCTTGAGATATAGAACTTAAGAATTCCATTCGTGGGAGTTCTGCTGCAATTGCTCTGTAATCTACATTAGCAGTTGCTGCAGTAGCACCTGAGCGCATTGCTGCCTCAGTTCCAATTGTTCCACCCATTACATTTGTATAGCGTTCTGATTTAACCGAAGTGGCTGCTTCAAATGCTTGTAGTCCCTGCTTGAGAGCAGCACCACCAATTTCAGCAGATGTAATCTTCTTCTCAATTGCAGGTAGTTGATTTTTAGGGTCAAGCATTGCTGCTACTAAATCTCCAGTAGAAAGAGATGAACCAAACTTTCTTAACGCTAGGAGAACATTTGAATCAGCATCAAGCACACGCTTGTATGCCATTGAGACACGGGCACCAACTTCATCTGGTGCTAGTTCATTGCTAATCAAGGTTGCATACTGTTCTGTATTTGCAAATCGCTCTACATCATATGCTTTGAAAATTCTTGCATACGCAGCCTCGTTAGCAAGATAATCTTTTTCCTCTAATACTGGCTTACCAGCAGCAGCAAGTTTTGCGTTTCCAGCAAAACGTTCCAAGTATCCCTTGTTATAACGTGGGTCATTGCGGAGCAATGCAAGCATATCTTCTGATGTAATATCAGGATAGTCTGCACGAATTGTTGCCAATGTTCCAGCAAGCCCTGAAATTTTGTATGCTCCAAGAGATGCAAGGATTGCTGCATATATTGGGTCATCAGTTACTGTTGTTGACTTTGTTGCAGGAATAATCTCATAGGTTCCGTCACTATAGATTACAATAGTACTTCCATCTGCATTCTTAATTTCTTTTGTCTTTGTCCTACCAACTGGCACCTCTTCTACCACTTGACTAGATGAACTAGCGGTTGATATTGGGGCAACACCCATATTTTCAGCAATACGTGGGTCGTACTGACTAGTGATAGGATTAGAAAGAGACTCGATATAGGCTGCTTCTTTTCTTGCTGCCTCTTTTTTGGCTGCTGCTGCTTTTTTTTGTGCTGCGGTTTGTGCCATTATACATTTACTCCAAACGCTTCAGCCATAGCCCGAAGGTCATTTTTGACGGTGTCTTTATAAAACTGTGTCTCTTTAATCTTTGGGTTCTTCCACTGTGACTTTTCCCAGGCTAGTACTGGCATAGCAGTCTGTCCTGAAGCGACATCGTATAGGTCTGTAGTGGCAGGTGTCTTACCGTAAATCTTTTCATATGATGCTACATAAGGAGTAAGCAATGTCTTGACTGATGTGCCCTTTAGGATATCTTCTTTCCATGCTGGGAACTGTGTCGTAGCCTGGATTTGGATATTATTTAATGTAGTCTGTAAAGCCTGTTCACTTCTAATTCCCTTTAATGCTTCTGAGTAGACAAGTCTATCAGATGTTGGGATACCATTATCAGCATGAGCCTGACGAATTCTACGAACAACAGTACCTAGCGCTCCTTGTTCTAGCGCTATATCATCTGCTGTATCAGGTGTCAACTTAGCAGCAGCATAACGTTTATTAGCATCGTTCTGCACATACTTCAAGAATATGTCTTCTTGTTGTTGCTGGCTTAATGCAAAACCCTTTACTCCTGCATCCTTTTGCGCCTTGTTGATTTCGCTAGCATAAGCAGCAGCAATCTTTTTATCAGGTGCAACATTGAATAAGTCAAGGTACTTGCTCGTCATATCAGCAATGAGTGCTTCGGGATTAGTAACTGGAATTGGCTTAGGGCCACCGCCAGTTACCTTGCCAAATGCCTGGTCTGCAAGTGATGGATTGCTAACAAAGCGCATGATTGTCTGTGAGTAAGTCTCACCAACCTGGTCTGCCTGCTTCATCATTGTGCCAAGTGCTGCGTAGTCCAGTGGACGTAGAGTTACAGACTTGTCCATGTCTTTGATAAAGTCAACCGTAGGAGCCTGACCTTTAGGATAAAGATTTGGAATCTTTCCTAATGCTAAAAGAAGGTTAGCCCTCTCTTGATTGCTCATTGTTGATGGGATTAAGTAAGGAGATTCATTTGTGTAGATTACTTTACTAAATACTGGTGCATTAGGAACAGGCTGTCCACCAGCAAACTGTGGTGGCTGCTGTACTGTTCTACCAGTCATGACAGATGTACCTAGTGGGATACCACTGATACTTGTGCCAGTTCCAGCAGTGTTAGTTGGAGGATTAAGAGCGGCTTCTCTTTCAAGTTTAGCCTGGGCTGCAGCGGTCTTAGACTCTTCTGCCTTCTTAGCGGCCCTTGCCTTGGCTTCTGCTTGTGCTGTTATTGCCATCGTTTACCCTTCCAATTCTTTCTTAAAGACTCCATAGAAAATCTTTTGGAAGTCTGGGTACTTAGTGATTAATCTTAATGCTTCATTGGCAAGCCACGCACGCTGTGGTGCAGATGCTTTATTAGCAAGTGTCTTCATTCCACTAGCAGTAATGGCATCTTCACGTAGGTCAAGGTATGCACGTGCTGCAATCAAAGCACTAGAGTCTGCCAACTTAGGGTCTTCAGATGCTAGTCTAATCTGTGCAAATGCACGCTCTCTCCACTGTATGTCGTACTGTGGTTGTACTCTACCGCTAAGGTTATAGGACTTAGTTAGGTTAGATAGGGCATCATCGAACTGTGCAGATGACCAACCTTCACCAACTGAACGCGTCATTAGGCGCTCCTTTGATGCGGTGTAAAGAACGTTAACTGCCTTATCCATGATTTCCTTGGCTGACATTCTAGCGAATGCACCACGTTCCTTCTGATATTGGTATAGAACCTTTGATAGTTCACCATTAGGATATAGATATCCATACACATCAGCATACTTCTGAACAACTGTAGGGTCATTCTTAATCATATTGTATGTAGGAAGGTTAGTTGGTTCGTATCCTGTAGTTGACCTAATGATAGCAAAGACCTGCTCAGGTCCGTACGTATCTAGGAAATCAACATAAGCCTTAGGCTTGTCCCCACCTGCTGCTGATTCGATGTTCTTAAAGTTAGTCCATAGTGCTGTAGCAAGTACAGTGTCACCATTCTTATTCTTTGCCAACGCCTCAGGGCGCATAGAAAATGGAATTGGTGTTAGTGCTCCAAACAAACCACGCCACATTGTAAAGTATCGTGCAAGATTATCGCCATCTTGTGTCAAGCGAGCCTGGTCGTTTGGGTCTAGTAAGTCGTACTCTCCGCTAGATGCTAGGTAGTTCATACTAGGCGCAAATGCTGCAGCATAAGAAGACTCAACTCCGAATACTCCACCCAATGCACGCACCCAGTTAGATGATAGCAACGGTCCTTCTAACAGTCCAGCGTTCTTAATATCTGGCGTTCCATATGGGAATGCAATCTTGAATACATACTCTTCAAGTTCAGTAGGCAACAACTTAAGAGGGTTCTTATTGATTGCATCAAGTGCTGCAACTCCCCATAGTAGTCCGAATCCTGCACCTGGTAGGAATGTTCCTGCACCAATTGCGAAGTTAAATGACTGTGGTTGTGCAGTAAATGTGTATGGGCCAGACACTCTAGCCTCAGATGCACCAGGCAATAAACCCTGTAGCGCATTTAATGCACTGCTTGCGAACGGTACAAAGAACTTACGCTCACCAGTAACTGGGTCTCCAAAGAAGAATCCTTGGTTTGGGTCGTAGTAATCATTGGCATCTGTCAATTCATACAGGGCTGATGACTCAGCAGAGGATAGCCAATCGCCAATCTTAGCAACCTTATAGATTTCTGTAGGGTTATCTAGGGCAATCTTTCCCCAAGCCTTCATTGTATTTTCCCAGGCTTGACCGAATGGTGCAATCAAACGTAGTTGATGCCACAGTAGGTTACGCTTTGAAGCGTCATAGAATAGTTCTGCTACGTTTCTATTTGCATACTTAACTGCATACTCATGCGCTTCATCTAGCGTTAAAGGACCACTGCCATCTGCTACATCAAGGGCACGCCATGCTTTATGCTGCTTGCCTATCTGTGCGCCAGTAATTGGGTTCTTTAATGGAGACAAACTCTTAGGAGCACTGTCTCTAAGTTCTTTTAATGCCTTAGCATTGACAGAACCAGACAAATCATGGATTGCATCCCAGTATGACTGACGCCATTCAGGTCCCATAGTTGTAGTTTTTTCAAATCTTACAGCAACATCAAAGAATTTTTGTGATATTGCTTCTACAATCTTGGTGTTTGATATGCCTCCGACTACAGCAGTCTTAGGTACTGTCATTAGAATGTTATCCCAATTGCCAGTATTGGCGAATGTTTGTTCTAATGTACGAGTAAAGTCCTTATGTAGGTCAATCTTTACACGCTTGCCCTTTAGGCCCTTCTTCTGAGCCTCTAGTGTTGCTTGCGCAATATCTTTGCCAGTTGGTATCTTAACAAGAGTTTTACCTACAGTTACCTGGCCTTTGACCAGAAGTTCCTTGATTAGTTGTGAACCTGCACCACGACCCGATAGTTCTTCTATACGAGCAAGTACAGATACCTGTTCACCCTTATCATTGATTCCCTTAAATAGGAAATTCATTAAACCATCTTCAGTATTGACCCAGTTTCTGAACTCTTCAGACTTAGATGCTGAGAAACGGTCAAGAGTCTTACGACCATCACCTTTTAGGAAGTAGTTAACTGTGTCAAGTTCCTTGCCAGGCTTAGTTCCAATTACTTTACGTACGAATTCTGAGTTATGTAGGATACGAACCTGGCTTGAAAAGCCTGCCCACCAATTGGGATGTCCAAAGACTTCCTTAGTGTAGCCAAGAGACTTAACAATCTTGCTCATCTCACCATCGCCACCCATGCCTGACATAGCGTCAGCCATAAAAGCAACATAGTCGTTACCTAATTCACCAGCAATCTCTGCTGCTGCAAACTCTTCTGCGGATGAACCCATTTTAAGGGACTTTCCGTATACATCATTTTTGACAGTATCAAATTGATTCAATAATTGCTTCCATTTTGCACCACCTGGACGACCAATCCACATACCAATAGCAGAAAGTGGGCTGTTTAAGAAGGAAATATGTCCTGTTCCAAATACACGAATCTGTTCTTCAATAATATTGCGGCTAATGTAGGCAGGACGGACGAGAACTGACTTCTTCCATAGGCTGTTAATGTCAGATAATGCATACTCTGCTAAGACTATACCTTTTCCTAATTTTAATCCAGCAAACTTTTTAGTTGTTGTAATAAAGTCCATCATTGCCTTAGGGTCTGGGATGAACACAAACGTGTTAAGCAACTCTGAATCTAAATGAGCACTATGAAGATTAACTTTTTCTCCACCAATGATTGAAAATGTAATATCTGCACCCTTGGCGTGTTGCTCTGCCCAGTATGCGGACATGTTAAGACGCTCAGTTTCGAATACTCGAGTTGCTTGCTTCCATAAATCAAGTTGTTCGCCTGTAAATTCAGGTGCATACTTATCAAAAATTACATTGAATAGTTTAGATGTTGCTGTAATGCCAGCCTTTGACTTGTCTGCTGCAGTAGCAACTTCAGTTAGGATGTTATCTAGTACTGCCTTGTCAAGTTTCATGTAACGACCAACATTGTTTACAGCAGTAAGCAGTTCATCTTTGTTGTCAAGATGGATAAGCGTACCACCAGTCTGTGGTAACAGGGCATTGTACTTGCGCCCAAACATATGGGCTTCATTTGCAATCTTTAAAATCTTGTCGTGAAGTGGCATGCGAGTAAACGCTTGAGCAGATGCGCCACGGATAGCATTCATTGCACGGATGCGGTCACCCTTAGGTAGCACAGTTTCAAATGCATCAGCAAGCGCTCGACCAGCCGCGCTATTTTCTGCGCTCCGAGTTACACCCTTAAGGGCACGACCAGTACGTGTACCAGTCTCTAGTGCACGTTGTAGAGGTTCGCCATCTGCAATGAATGGTGCAATTGTACGAAGAACTTCCTCACGACTGTTTGCCTTAGACAATGCAACTGCTTCGTCAGCAGTAAAGCGTCCCTTAGCCATCTTCTGAATCTTAAGCCAGTCATCTTCGTTTGCAATTGCATCGATGATGTGTGAACCTTTTTCACCAGACAAGAATGTTGAGATTCCATCATAGTCAATTTTAATATTCTTGAACTCATCTTCGATACGTGCTAGACTCTGGAAGTTCTTTAAGTAGGCTTCTGAATATTTTTCGGTTTGGATTGCAGTCTTTGCACCCTTAAGCGAATCTAAAGACGCTTTAGTCTTAGCCTTCATGGCCTTCAGTTGTGATTCAAGGATTGCATGTTGCTTAGCAGCCTTGGCTGCCTTAATTCCAGTAGAGGCTTCCATAACCTTCTTAGCATCAGCAGTAGCCTTAGCAAGTTTACTGTACGCTAAGGCTGGGTCAGTAAAGACAGACAGCCCTATTTCACCAATCGCTACAATGACACGTGCTGCGCCAGATTCTGGATTTCCACGTGTTAGAACATACGCTGCAGGGTCAAACAAAGAGTATGGTCGGTAGTAGGTTTGGTCACCTTGTCTAAATGAAACCTTTGCAAGTTTTATCTGCTCTTTGCGAGCAGCAGCGGCTGCGCCTGTCTCTTCACTAGGAAAGAATCCTACACCAAGGTCAACTTTGCCGTCTTGCACAAGTTGTTTTGTGATTTGAAATGTTGTAAGTTGCCCTGGTATGCTCTTAAGAATATCACCAGGTTTCGTATCTCCTGTTGCTCCGCCCCATTTGAACGCATCTTGCCAGGAACCTTGGCTCTTAACTTGGTTGAACTCATCAATTGCAGAACGCAATGGTGCTGTAAGAATCTCAGGAATTGTACTACCAAGAACTGTTGCATTTCTAACTGCACCTTTAAGGCCTGACCATAGTCCGCCTAAAAGTGTGTTATTAAACTTCTCGGTTGAAATTTTATTGCTAGCAATGACGGCATCGGTCTTGCGCTTTTCCTGTGTCATTTGGTCAATTTGTGCAAGAGTTGTAATGATAGGATTTGATGCAAGTGCGCCTTGCTGTGCAAGTCCAGTAATTAAACCAGCAGAGGCTTCAGGATTCTGAGCAAACATTCTGCGTGCATTGTAACCATCAATACCTGTGACAAGAGACATACTCTTTTGTAAATCAGTATAGTCAGCCTGGTCTTGTGTAGTGATGCGCTCTTCTACACCTACCATTACTGGCAAGCCATTAGCATCTAATTTTATTTTAGGAAAGTTCGCCATATTTATAGACGCCCCTGATTAGAAAGACCTTCCAAAACAAATCGCAAATCTTGATTAGTTGGGTCAAGCATATAAAGTGCCTGAACAATCTGAATAGGAGTTTCAACCTGAGGTGTAGCCATTGCTGGTAAATTTAAAACAGAAGAGTCTGGTCCAGGTCCAGAATCTGCACCGTATGTTAATACTTGGTCAGGTCGTTCGGTCGGTTGGTCAAGGCCAACTACTGGTGGAAGTTGTGGCGCTGCTTGTGCAGATTGTGATGCTACTGCTGCGCTAGGATTTCCTGCTAATACTGCAGAACCTTGGTTCGCCATATTCTGGCCACCCTCACCATAGCCAAGACCTGGCATATACATTGGTGCCTGTGTTCCACTCTGACCATTGCCACCTGTAGCAGAAATATTTGCTGGATTATTCTGAGGTGCAGTTGGACGATTACCGCCGCTGTTACCTGGTGTTCCTGCCATGATTCCTCCTACTTAATATATTGTTCAAGAATATGAAATGGAGCCGAAGTTCCATTGTTATTAATTGCTGCAATTTCTATTGCTTCTAGTGCAGACACTCCTGCATGTAATGCACCCAGTGCATAATCACCACCAGAACCAATTGCGTAAAGACCTGTGTTATTCATTGCTATGGCAAAATCACTATCGATTTCAAATAAACTACCATTGATTCCAATAATAAGACTAAGTTCAAACTTATTGTCTTCACTATCATTTGTCTTGGTAAATTCAATTCCAGATTCAGTTAGTGTCTGTTTTAATGATGGGGCAACTTTATTAATTACAAACTCATAAAGATTTAATTTTGCTTTTGCTGTTACTACTGGTGGAATCCACCCATGCAGTACCACTTGTAAAGCACGATAGTCACCAGCACCACCAATAATGTAACTTCCACGTTCAACTGCCTTTACCATGTCAGGGTGTGTGTAAATTTTTCCATCTGCTACTACGCGAGAATCACTGACAATGACACAACCTTCTGTGCTTTGTACACCTACGATTGTTGTCATTGTCCCCACCTAGTTTATCGTCGAGTAATAGTTCTTACGCTTGCGTTTGCCGAACCTTGTCCGCTAAGAGATGATAATAAACTTTGTAGACTTGCTGGAGGTTGTTCCTCCATTGGTGCTACTTGTCCACCCATTTCGGTAGGTGTAGCGCCTCCTGCTGGAACGCCTTCGGGAGCAGGGGACGGTTGCTCAACCGCTTGTGGTGTGCCAGCAGGAGGAACTGTCTGCTGCTGTGGAGCAAAGGTCGCTTCAATTGCGTCCTCAAGTGCCTGTCCCTTTTGGCGTGCTTTAATCACAGCAGCAATCTTACGTACTACTTCAGAAGCGTCCTGGCCTTGAGTTGCCATCTGTGGAATCGCTTGAGTGTAGGCGGTAAGTGAACCGAGTAATGCTGCACGCATATCCTCGATTTCAATCTTTTCTAATTCTTGTGTAACGTTGACAGTAAATGGCAGTTCTCTCATAGCCATATCACGGCTGATTAGTTTTCCACCAAGAGCCTGTAGCATAAAGATAAGACCCTGTGCTGGGTTAAGACCTGCAAGCATTCCGTAACGGACATCTGCTGAGTAGTCAGCCTTGATGTCTTTTGATGGCTTGTATGTAATCTCATATGGAGAACCAGAATCAACACCACGAATAGTTTTTTCTTCTGGAAAAATTACTTCGTCGACTTCAAAACAAATCTGAATTACATCACGAAGTGTTGATGCAAAGATTGCTTGAGCAGATTTAACCTGAGTATCAAAGGCTCCCATAAGAGCCTGAACACCTTGACCAGTAACAATAGAGGCGTCAATGTTGCCTGTTCGTCCTTCAGGATAACGAGTACCAACACGAAGTTCTTGACTAAGTAGTTGCTGTTCCGTGAACGCACCTTGTGGCAATGTAAGTTCTACACGACGTACACCTGCTGGGTTAGCAGTACGAATGACCGCATCTCCACCCAACTGTAGTTCCTGTACATCTTGTGGAAGTACGATTGGAGCCTGTACAGATTTCTCTGCAGCCTCCATAGCAAGTAATGCGAAGCGATTGCGCAGTAGTTGGATACCTAGAACATCATCAAACTGTCCACGGAGTTCACCATCAATGGATGGCTTACGTGCTACTACTACCATCATCTTACCAAGTGGGTTCTTAGCCTTTGATAAAATTAAGTTGTCTTTACTAGGAATATAAATGATTGATTGGTCTTTGTCATAATAACGAATCATCTCAATCTGAGCATTAAGGTCCTGCTTGTAGCCAAAACCACCAAGGAGTTCCCTATCGTATTCAGGAAATTGCGTGACGAGTTCGCCCAATGTCATTATGTATCGCTTTGCAAATGCCACACAACGTCCGTAGCGGTCAAATTCTGGGTAAGCCCCAATAGGATTTTCTACGCGGATACGTGGCAGGTTTGCTTCTTCGTCCAATTCAATAATGAAAGGAACGAAACCATATGTGATGTACCAATCTGCACCTGAGTACATCTGTACTGACAGGTCAGAGTGCTGGAAATAGTTAGATGCAATGCGTGTGCGCTTGTCAGCAAAGGCGCGAGCCTTATCGGTGACAGAGTTAGCAGCAGAACAGTTAACTGCAGGCAGTGGAGCCATGACTTCTGATAAGTCACGGGCTACGATATCAATGAAGTTGGCAACTACGTTAGCGTCGACACCATCTGGGAAGAAATCAGGATAGACTTCAGCAATTTTTCCTCGGCGTACAGCAAGTACATCAAGGTTGCGAGCATCGCGCTCACCGTTGCGGTAGCGTAAAGAGTCAACTCTTGCTGCTACCTGTTCCATTGATAATGCCATTGTAGTCCTTACTTGTTTAATTCATTAGGGAATCCGCCACCACCCATTGGGCCAGCGAGTCCTCCACTTTTAAGTGGGCTTACTCTTGTTTTAATGCGTTTGATATCTTTTAAGCGTGATTCTTGTTGAACTCTAGCCATGCGCTTAGCATCAGACTTAGGCCATGATTTTGCTGCACGCAGTTCATTAATGATGCGTTGCGATTCTGGAGAGATTGCCATTACTTAGTAGACCAGTTCATACCGCCACCCATTGGCTTGTATATACCGCCTACGTTTGAGCCGCCTTTACCTGAGATACCAGGATTAGTACGGATTTTAACTACTGTTTTTTTAGGCTTATTACCAAAAGTATTAAAATGTTCCGTTACAAGACCGCCAATTTTTGCTGCTGAACCATCTTTAGCAGATTGAGTTCTCATTGTTGAACGTTGATTTGCTTTTGCACGAGCAGCATCAGGTGTAGATGCTACAATCTTTACTGATTTGCTTGCCATTGTAATCCTATCCGTATTGCTCTGCCCATTGTGAGGCAAAGGCTTCATCTAATTGTATTGAACCACGTGATGCTTTCTGCTGACGCGTAGCCCATCTGTTTGTCTGGTACTGACCAACTCGTGATGATTGTTGCATCAGTTCACGCACACGGATAACGGCAAACCATAAAGCCATTACACAGTCTGTTGGGTTCTTTGTATCTGGTTTCCAGGTAATGAGTTGCTGTACAAGGGACTTTAATCCCTCAGAGCCCTCATTGCTTGGAATCTCTATTAAGTTGTTATCTTGGAAGCGACCATCACGGGTACTTCCAAAGAGGCTAGCCATAGAGGCTACACCGAAAGATACGTCCCACTTATTTTTACCAGTGAAGTGTGAGTTTAACTGGCAACCGTACGAAGCCAAATAGTTGCGCAGGTCACCATCCATAGCATAGTACTTCTGGTGTGCGTTGATTTCGACTCTGAACTCTTGAGGTTTATACTTCTCAACCCACTCATGGATGAGTGCTGTTTCTTTTTGAGGAGTAGGGTCAACCATGTTGACACAATCTAAAACATAAATCTTACCGTCGCCGCGGTTGTAGGTGACGGCGACGAAAGCAGAACGACCAGATACGGCAGGGTCAAAACCAATTACCGTGTAGGTTCCGTCGATGTGCTGTGGGTGCCCTGGAGTATTATGTTTAAGCGGTCCGCGCTTTCGCATACCGTTAACACATCCTGCAACGATTGTTGGCGAGAATATAGAGTCTTCTTGGACGTCTTCTTGTTGGTAGACCATAGCCCAGACAGATGGCGCAACCTCAGAGCGGCGCGTAAACAAAGAGGGTCCATCCCATTTCGGATAAAGTCCATCGGCATCAGGCTCGTCAATCTCGTTTTCTTGTTGTGTTGTCTTAGGCCAGAGAGTTTTCCAGTTCTCAGGCTTTTCATCAAATTCTAGTACGGCAGGTTGTGAGAAGTAAGTAAAGGGTGACTTGTTACCAGTCCACTGGTCAGGGTCACGAATCATCTTGTACAGGTCAATTGGCTGTACACGGGTGCCTACGATAACTAACTTACCATGACGGCCTAGACGAGTGATAACTTCCTTCTGAAGCCACTCAATCTGCTTCTCCCACTCGTGGGCGTTGGAGCCCATCACCACGTCATCTAGGATAATCAGGTCAGCACGTGCACCGTAAATCTGAGAACCAAATCCCAGTGCCTGTACGGTAGGGTCTTTCTCACCAGAGTCACGTCCTGTGCCTAGGTAAATCATATCGGCTGACCATTGGGTTGCATCAGCCTTATAACCACCGCTGGGGCCAAAGGCCACCTGTAACTTGGTATAGGCTGGATGACTTAATCTTGTCTTAATGGCGCCAAGGAACTTGCGTGCCATACCCTGGGTCTTTGATACTACAATAACTCGGGCGTTAGGATTTGTTACAATCTTGTAAACTACATAGTTAGTCGTAATGACGGTAGACTTGGCGTGCTCAGGTGGTACGTTAATCAGTAGACGATTGGCAGCACCTGGCTCGTAGGTCATAGAGGGGTGAACCCAACGGGGCTCGCGGCCCTCAATCAAATCTACCCAGTCAAAGTGATGGTCAAAAAGTTTAGTATCTAGGAACTGTTCGGAGAAGTCAGGAAATGAAATCTCCTTGATGTCCTTTAGGTCAGCCCTGATGCCCTTGCCTTCTAGACGGGCCTTCTCAGCACGCTCTTTGAACTCAGGGTCATTCATTGTCCATTGGCGGTAAGTTACCTCATTGCGTCCTACAGAGGTCATAGCGGCTACAATAGTCGAACCCTCGGCCAGAGTCAGAAGAACTCGTTCTTGGGCTTCCTTCTTGGAGATATCTATCTTTCCAGGCTTGCGTCCCATCAGTTATATCCCCTTATAAACCCACATTAAACACCCGTCAGTAAACGGGTATAACTATCCCAATATATATATTATATTATTATATATAAGAGTCGCGGAGTCTTAAACGGAGCGACTCCGTTATGTATTATATACATAATAGATAACCTGTTCAAAGTACTAAAACCGAACAACCAGTTTGAATATATTTTTATTAGCCGCAACTGATATATATAAAAGCCCTGGTCACAGGGCATATGGGCCCCATATAACAGAAAATTTATACGGGAGACATAATATGTACAGGGGCCCCAGTTAAAAGACTATGGGCTCAAATGGAATTGTCGACTTGTCTATTTGTCGACAAATTGATTTGTCTCCATGTGTATTTGTCTCTATTTGATGGGTAGACACTATGCCCTTAATTGTCTAACTATAAATTAAAGGTTTATTCTTAGACAGACTATCCCCCAAGTGTCTACCAAGTGGGGGGCACTCAGTTAATTCTCAGGAAGTTCACAGGAAACTCTAAGGTTATCCATGTCCGTATGTCTCAGGTAATTCTCAGGAAACTCTCAGACTAGGTGTGACCTAGTTCACATGTGACCTGCATCACTTGAGCGTGTTTTCGATTTGACATGGGGGGATTGAGCGTGTAAAGTGTGCTTTGTAAATCGGATAGGGGGCAGACCCCCAAAGGGTTACAAAGTACGACACGCCGTCAATCGTGGGTAATTGACAAAGTGAGAATAGTTCGATACAATTCTCACAAGATAGGCAGACCTAGCCTCACTTATGTGAGCCCCTAGAGCGTCACTTATCAAAATTGCATAGTGTCATGGTAGGGGGTGGCTTGATTGCCACTAGTAGCAGACCCGTTGGGGTTGGTTGCACGACTCACCCCCTACCTACACGACACGCCGACAATTTGACAAAGTAAAGCAAGTGTAGTAAAGTACCACTTAACAACTAGACGAAAGGCACGACATGACCTACAACCCTTACGGGGGTTTAGGTAGCATAGTCGTAACGCCCCGTAAGGTTCAAGCGACAGACCGTCGCTTAGGCACTATAGGCGCACGACTAACGGACACTAAGCATGGTAAGGCTGTACGCCGTACACGCCCACGCCACGCTGTAACGACCAACCGACCTAAGGTTGAGCGTGTGCTACCAACCCTAAGCGAACACGAACAGGAACGCCTAGCGCGTATCCTTGCACTAGCCGAACGCGAACGCGAGTTCCGCGCCACGCTCCCAAGCGTCCACATAGACGCGAACGACTAGAATTACGCCACGCCTAGCGATAGGCTACATAGGTTCACGACCTAGCGTGGCACGACTTGACAAGCCGTCAAGCCTATGGTAGGCTACGCCTATCAAACTAGAGAGAGGTAATCGCATGGCACTCGTTCGTGACGTGGTCAAAGTGACCATTAAAGAATTAGGGTTCAGCAAGGTTGAGCCTGTGTCTAAGCAAGATTGGCAGATTGTGAATAACTATCTGCTTGAAAGGTGCAAGTAATGACACTCTCAGCAAGTGACTTGTTCGCACTACTGATAGCGTTGCTATCGGTCAACATGCTACTAATCGTAGCCTTCCGTAGAGTGTACGTATTAGAGCGTAGACTCCGTAGGTACGAGGGCTACTATGACGCACGATAACCTACTATTGAACCTTACACAACGTGAGGTTGAGGTCGTCCGTATGGCACTACGCCTACAAGAGGACAACCATAAGCGCAACGATTTCACTCACCTATTGGTTGAGGTACAAGACTTGCGCTCCAAGATTGCAGACATGATTATTGACAACGCACGTGAATTGACAAGGGCATAACACTATGCTATACTACAACTACAAGATGACGAGAGGGGGTGAGATACATGGAGAATGATGACAACACTAGAGAGTGTACGACTTGCTCTAGTACGATAGATGACGGTGACGAGATAGTCATGAACGAGCACGTTTACTGCACAGATTGTGTGTTTGTGTGTGAGGATTGTGATGATGTAAGAGACACAGATAACCGCATACTCGTTGGAGTCATGAGTTACTGTGAGGATTGCGCTAGTATTTGTGAACGTTGTTCTGAAGGCATGGACAATGACTCTAGTCGCACAGTAGACAGAGACGAGTCATGGTGTGAGTATTGTTGGGAGAATTACAGTTACTATTGCGAGTCATGTTGTGAGTCGTGGTCAGGTGATTGTACTTATGTACAGGATACGCCATACTGTGAGCGTTGCTACGAGTCGGAGTGTTATTGGTGTGAGGATTGTGATGAGAGTTACACCAACGATAACCGTTGCGAGTGTGGTGATGATGACAACAGAGGTGGTGGTAGGTGTTGTCGTGCGTACCGTTCAAGCGGTACCATACATGACTACTCATGCAAGCCTAGCCCTATGTTCAAGGGCACAAGCAAGCACAACATGTATCTAGGCTTCGAGTTAGAGACAGAGGTACAATCGCTTGATACTGGTGCTTACTACGCCTCTAGTAACCTAGACGGTGTAGCATACCTCAAGCATGACGGAAGTATTGGTAATGGGTTCGAGATAGTAACCCACCCACATACACACCAACAGTATCGTGACAATAGTAAGTTACTATGGGATACGATAGACAGATTACGCACAGACTATGGTGCTAGGTCATGGGATACAGATACCTGCGGCTTACACATACACCTAAGTCGTAAGGGTTTCAGTAGTGGCGCACACCTTCACAGGTTCATAGCCCTAGTGTACCACAATGCACCACAGATGATGAAGTTAGCAGGTCGTAAGACTAGGTTCGCTAGGTTCAATGACGTGTACACCTTTGATGAGTACGACCGACCAGTATTCTCAATCAAGCACAAGGTCGGACACCCTAACAGTTTCATGAGTGAACGCTACTCAGCAGTCAATACTCAGAACGAACACACCATAGAATTGCGCTTCTTTAGAGGCACAATGAATACAAGTGGAGTGCTAAGTGCCCTAGACTTAGCGCAAGCCATGGTAGAATACACTAGGGAACTACGACTAGATGACGTCAAACTTGGCGCACTATCTTGGGACTGGTTCGCTGACTATGTAGTGTCTAACAATGGACTCTACCCCGACCTGTACTCTAGGTTGGACAAGATACAATCAGTAGATGTCAACAAGCCTATCAAGGCTAACGCGTAGGGAGATGATAACATGTGCTTACTTATAGTGTGCGAGCCTGGCTCGACACCTAATAAAGCAGACTTACACGCTGGTGCGTGTAGTAATCCACACGGATTTGGATTTGCTATTCATGCTGGCGATAAGATTATCTCAGAGCGTAGCATGTCTGCTAAGAAATCAATCGCACGCTTCTTGGAATTACGCAAGCAATTCCCAGACGGATACGCCATGTGGCACGCACGATACGCCACACATGGTGTTAAGAACGAGCAGAACTGTCACCCATTCGTGGTTGGTGGTGATGAGCGTACTTACCTAGCACACAACGGTGTGCTTGACATAAGTATCGGCAAGTCTGACAAGCGTAGCGATACGCGAGTCTTCGCTGAGGATACACTACCTAGAATTGGTGGTGTGTCTGCACTCGATGATGATAACGTATGGATTATGGTAGAGTCGTGGGCTAGTGGTAGCAAGGTTGCTATCCTAACCTGCGACCCGACCGCACAACACCCTATGTATCTCATCAACGAGAAGTCAGGGTCATGGGACAATGAGGGTATTTGGTGGTCTAATCAGAGCCACAAACGCACAACATACCTAGAGCCTAAGCCCACAATGGCAATCAAACCTTATGCTTACGAGCCACGTGAGTACTCAATGCTTAAAGATGGTATGTGGGACTATGAAGTAGAGGTAGACTTAGAAGTCTGCCCCTATTGCGAGTCAGCCACAGACTTGACAGACAACCCGTACTACTGTAACATGTGCAAGTCATGCTTTGATTGTTCAATCATGATAGATGACTGTCTATGTTACACACCAAACACTAACTGGCAAAGCAAACAATCGCTAAGCCAATTCCTATACTAACAACAGAGAGGTAACAAATGTCCACAACCCAAGCCATTCTCGGTCTTGCTGATGAACTACGTATCATCGCAGACGAGATTTCATACAACGCGTTCGACTCATCGAGCGACTACCCTAAGCGTGGTACTATCGTGAAGGCACTACCTTCACAGACACGCTTCAAGCCTAAGTCTATGTGGGTATCACTAGGCAACGGCACATACAAGCACCTTACTGGTAGCAAGGGGCTTACCACAACGCACGAACGCCTTGACGGTTACACAGAAGTAATCTTCGAAGCATAATCTGTGACCTGAGTATGTCCATAAACTGCTCACTAACATTAACAGAGAGGTTATACAATGACACAGGAACAACCTATCATGGGTTATGTGACTAGCACCACACTTGACGACGGAGAAGTTGTATTGTATGGTGTGTTCGAGACATTAGATAAGGCGCACGAGTTTGGTTCTAAGTTAATCAACCACGTAGCGTACACAATTTATCCACCAACACTACACTAGGGAGATACTATGAGTTATGAACCACAACTTGACGACGACATAGCGTTAGGGTATGATGAAGAAGAGGAACTTGATGAAGAGTTCGACGAGATGACAGAGATAGCACTAGAGAGATAGGATTAACAATGAATGGTCTATGTACAGGTGACGTTAACCCTGACCTATGGTTTTCTAACACAGTTAACAATGCAGTACGAGCACTAACGATTTGCTCATACTGTCCTGCTGTGGTAGAATGTAAGGCAGAAGGCATGAAGCCAGACAACATAGACTATGGAGTTTGGGGTGGCACACTATCAGGTGAGCGACTATTAGAAGCAGGTGAACCTATCGATAGCGAGTACAGAAGTACAGCGGTAGCGTTTGCTACTAAGGTTAGAGAGAAGGTAAGCCTGTGAAAGCATTAAGTTTCTTGCTACTTGTATTAGTAGTATGGTTTGTATCGGACAACTCAAAACAAAGCACGGACACAACAGACAAAGGCGTGCAAGTTACTTGGAGTAAGGAAGATAGCAAGGCATACGCTAGAGATAAACTCAGCGAGTGGCAAGATGAGCAGTGGTCATGCCTCAGCAGATTATGGGGTAAAGAATCAGCATGGAATCCTGATGCTTGGAATAGCATTCGGGTGATGGGGAAGCATGCTGGTGGTATACCTCAACTGTTGGGGCTTGACCCTGCAACACCAGCACCACGACAGATAGAGCGTGGGCTGGATTATATTTACTACAGATACGGAACGCCATGCGACGCATGGCTACACTTCAAACAGAAAGGTTGGCACTGATGAGCCTACTAGAGGACTATAAAGTATTGTGCATGTCATGTAACAAACCAATTACAAGTGACCCTTTGCGTGTACCAGTACCAGCAAGAGGTAACAGACCAGCAACAGAGCACCTGTTCCACAGTTCAGCCATCGAGTGTGCATACGCACCTGAGACGCACTACATACACATGCGTAACACTAAATACAGAGGTGACAAACTTGGCTAAGCATGTGACAGAGATGAAGCCTGACTACACTCAGGCTATGGATATACGCGGTGAACCTACAACTGTGTGTCCATGTGGCTCAGAGATTTGGAATTTAAAGACTATGTTCGATGACGATGGCGAGATTGGTATGTACTTTCTTGACATGGAGTGTGCTGAGTGTGGTACACTAGCAACAGCACCTACACCTATTGATACGGAGGAAAGTTATGAGTGAATTTCTACACCATGTGGTAGCAAACCGCGAGTACATTCAACGTGACATGGCTTGGCTATCTGAGTCAGATGAACACGACCCATGGGAATCTAGCGTACCTATCCCATACACACTCACAAGAAGGTACAGACTTGTTGATGAGAGGGATAACAATGGCTAGTTACGAATACAAATGTGATGTTGACTCATCGGTTATCACTATCACTAGAGGCATGACAGAAGAAGAGATTGTTCCTTACTGTGACAACTGTAATGAACCAATGTCTAGAGTATATAGCGCACCACCAGTTAAGTTTAATGGTGGTGGATTCTATTCAACTGGAGGGTAATATGTGTGATGTATGTATAGGTGGTGGCTGTTCTGCTTGCGAGCCAAGCAATGACACGCTACAATTCGCCAGCATGAAAGAGATAGAAGAGTTCTACAACATACATGGGGAAGATATGTATGTTGACCCAGCAGAGTTAGACTTAGAGGATATGGAACAGTATATTGATGAATAGATTCAAAGCAACTAAGTTTACTGCATTATTTATAGGTGCTGTTGTTCTTGGAGGTGCGAGTTTATCATCAGCAATAGCACTATTCATCTGTGTTATTGTGCTCGTAGCCTTCCTCTAAAGATTCCGCCTCTGCTGGTTCAACCTCTTTACCAGCAGGGGTGGAGTCTTCATCTCTATAGGGCTTATGCCCACCTATTTTATTAATCAAACGATTAAGCGCACGCTTAGTTCTCATGCGTGCCGCATCTTCCGAACCCAAGGATAGTGCATTAGATATCTCCTTGTAATCCATTGACTCAGCATGGCGTAGAAAGATTATGCGTCTATCATCTTTGCTTAACTTCCAATAACCCCAGTCAATTTCAATCATCATTGCCATTAAGTTTCCGCCCTCAGATGGTGCGGTTGGTGTGCTACTACCACCAAGATTTAACTGTGGTGTAATTGTTAAGTCATGTCGCAAGACAGCAGGCAACATAGCCTCTACAACTTCAGGTGCATAGTAAAATAAATCAGAGACTTCATAACCAACTGATTTGGCTTTCCATCTCTGACAATAATCTAATGCCTGATTGCGTAGGCTACGATAGATTAAGTTCTTTGCATCTCTCTTACCTATCGCTTCCCACTCATCTAACTTATTAGGGTGCTCGATGAACCACTCGTATAATGATTGCTTGATATCCTCTAACTCAACCATAGTATATTTTCTATGGTACTCAGAGGCTACAGCCACTACAACATAATCCCAAGGTTCAATGCGTTGCCAGTTCATCTGCCTTTGCTTTCTTATATAGTCGTGTTGCCGACATTAAATCATCAACAGTTATTAACTTACCCTTAGAAAGATTAGGTGGTATGTTACATTCAATCTCTCTACCGAATTCTTTTACTGCATATTTAAGTGCACCAATCGGTACAATCAAGGTGCTTTCTTCTAGTACAAATGCCCAGTATGCTGCCTCTGTTACCATCAATCCTGATGGAGCCCAGTCCTCAATCTTCTTGAAGAAACACTCAGTCTCAATGTATAGGTTGTTGGTCTTAGCCCACTTGCGGTCACGCTTTACTTCTACTGTGCGTCCACCAGTAAGCAACTCATCTACTAACTGCTCACCCTTACGTCCATATCCAAAGTCTAAATCGAATGAAGATTTATTAGTCATTGTCCCATTGCTTTCGTAAAACCAGCAACCCAATGATTGCATAGTTAGCCATGTCCTTGAAGGAATCTTCTAAGGATTCGTGCTCAGGGTTTGCACCACTGTCAATCAGGTTATTGATTCGTGCTAACTTGTCATGCATACGTACACGTAAACCATTGATTGCACCGCCAGGTGCTTGTGAGATATTCTTAGGACCATAGTCCTTATGCTTGCTCAGTAACAACTCAGACAACTCATTGACTGTGTTGCTCAAGTGCACCTCTAGATGGACTTCGCGTGCAATAGAGGTATCGTTAAGGTTATCTTTAGCCGACCGCCTTGATTCTGATACGACTCTATCTGTAATCCCAGTCCTGATACGTATTGGATAATCTGCCATATCTCTTCATTCTCCATCTTCCAAGAGGCGTTTAAGTTCGTCATCAATTCCTATCATACTCGAGCCAACTATCATATCTTCTATCACATGCGTTACTTCTTGCGGATTAGTTTCCGCTGTAAACAAAGTGAGATATGTTGACTCTGTTATTTCTTCAATCTTTTCTGGCTCATTAGAATGTTTGTATAAACATTTCAATAACGAACCAATCATTAACCTATAGCCATTTGGAAGTATAAGCGCTGGGTCAAACTCTTCATCTTCTTCAAGTAGATGGTCGATTGCTTCGAACACATTATCAAACAACTCTCCACACTGTGGGCATTTCTTTATGTCATTCTTCATTTGTTAAGCCCATCTTTTCTTTAATGAAATGCGCACCGTACTTTGTGTATGCCGAATTAACATCTTCCCCGTCACCGAATCCCACGATAGTGACTGGTAACTCTCTTGCCAAACTGTTTGCAAACTCTCGTCCTGGTCCGTCACCATCTGCAAAAACAAAGACGCGCTCGAAGTCAGCAAGTAATCTTGTGTAGTGTTTCTTCCAAGAGTTTGCTCCTGGTACTCCGACGCATGGGATTCCAACACATCGTGACATAGTAAGGGTGTCAAGTTCACCTTCGCATACTCCAATCCAATCACCTGCTCGTTCAATATCTAACACGTTGTACATCTTTGTATCTGCACCTACCATGCCCATATACTTTGGTTCAACCGCAGGATTGAGCGAACGAAATCTTATATCAGCGATGCCTGTCTTGGTAACATAAGGGATAGAAAGTCTTCCTATGTATGCTTCATGTCCTGGCTCAGGCTCCGCGACTACGCCTAATCGTGCCAACCGTGCCACCTCCAGAGGAATTCCCCTGCTTCGAAGGTAGTCTTCGGCCTGATAAATGTTTTCCTGGTACTTTCTGGACGCTATGCCCAAGAGTTCCTTCTGCGAATTTTGCTGCGCCACGTATGTCACACCCTTCTTGTTGTGCAATAATTTGTAAACTGTTTCCTTGTACACCACATGCGAAACATACGAATAGATTCTTATCTAAGTTTGCAGTACCTGACTGGTGACTATCACCATGAAAGGGACACTTTAGGTTGGCTTGCCCATGGTCACGACGTAGGCTAGCACCATAGTATTCTAGCACCGCCTTGATACTGGGCAAATCATTCACCGAAAACATCTCCTAATCTAAGCACTAAATATGAATCGGCTATTGACTTTCCTCTAGCCTTGATAAGTATTGCTGGGAGGACGGCGTTACGGTCGAGCCCCCTTGCTTCTGCATAATGCGTTGCTTCAATCTGTGCTTCTTTTGTCCAGCCACTAAGGTCAATGGCGTTGCCTGCCCCTGGGGCTTTACATTCGATAACGCCAATGCTACCAAGGAAGTCTGAGCGGACAACAACGTCGCCCTCATCTTTTGCACCTGTTCGAGCAAGTCGCTCAGAATCGTATCCATTTGCTCGAAACCAATCTCTGATGTCTGTTTCATACGTCGCACCTCTAGCCTTGTGACTCTTCCTTGTTGTCATCTTTATCCTCAAAGTTAGGTACTTCTACATTTTCAATTGCATTTCGTAGTGACTGTTCAAACTTAGATGTGATTGAATCTGCTGCATCTTGCCAGCCCTGCACATATGCATCTTGCTTTAACTTCTTTAGTGTATCATCCATTAACATTATTTCTCCTCAAACATTCTCTGGTATATCATCAATAAACATGTACTCAGGATTGAAAGCAACCCATGTCATGAGTCCTCCTCCTGCGTCAGCCTTACCGTATCTATTCTTAACAGGTGCAACACCCATAGAAGTACCAACAACGCCAAGGGTGCATATAAGAGCAGGAAGTTGAGCAACCTTACCCTGAATAGCCGACCTGGGTTGACACGGGCTACCTTGGACAGCCTCCGAAGTGTGGTGTAATACAACCACTGCAGCGTTAGTCGCTCTCGCAAGATACTTCAACTCCTTCATGATTGCACGCATTGATGCAAACTCTTCGCCACCATCTGTGGCTACATCCATTAAGTTATCTACTATAATCAATGTA